TTGCTCTATGCGTGCCTGTGGCATCGCGAGGCATGTAGTATGCCAGTGCTCCTAAGCTCTCGTCAGCGAGTGCTGTATTTGAGGCTATGGCTATACCTTTACCATACACCGGGCGGTTATTCCATACGTGCGTTATGTAGCGGTTGTTGATCGCATCGGTTGGATCGTCGGTAAGTATAAGCGAGTCTACAAACAGTCCTGCTTGCCCCGGCTTGAACTCCCATCCAGAGGTAGCAGAGCCAGCATTAGAGTCTATGAGTCGTAACCCGTTCTCGTCAATGACGTTAAGCTCGCAAACAATCGTCATAAGCTCAGTGGTGGGGTTGAACGTAAGGTGGGTGTCACCTTCAATCGTGCCGTCGCCTGTCCATACAGCTATCTGATTATCAACAGGTGTACCGACTTTGGTTACATCCGCTGCACTTAGGTCAACAGTTACGCCATTCAACCTAGTATTGAATGCTCCGGCTGCTGTGACCCATATATCTCCATCAACGGGAGATGTGGGTGCTACTCCTTCTTCAACTTGAAATCCTGCGCGAGCAGTAGTCGAAGCCGATGTATCCAGCTTTCCTACAAAAGTACCAGTTCCACCTACAAGTAAATCTAAGTTTGAAACAGTTAGACCACCGCTGGCGGCACTGAGAGACATTTCAACAGTGCCATCTACCGTCCAGAGAAACTGACCGCTTGCGGCTGCTGCTATATTTTGATAAACGAAAGAACCATCTAAATTCCAAGTAGCAGCAGGACTTTCATATTCGTAGAAAAGACCAACTCCCTTTGTGCTGTAGGGGCCAATTCTGCCGCGAGTAGTCGCACCTCCGCCTCCCTGAATGGTCGCACCAATTATCGACCCTAATTTAAGTTCGTTCCACTGAGCTAGTGCTACAACATTATCAAAAGTACTGCCAGACATTGTCATGAATGGCGTACCTTCTAGCGTACCATCCCCTGTCCATACAGCTATCTCGTTATCGACAGGTGTGCCCACCTTGATTACATCACCAGTAGCGTGAGCTGTGGTAGTCCCTATATGTGAATGACCAATGCCCACTAGCCAAGCACTCTTGTTCTATATGATACTGAATTATTTGTGGGGCTATCTAACAGAATTGTGTTAGTGATGAAGTCCATAGAGACTGCTTCTCCCGGCTTCAGTATACCATAACCCTCACTCGAATTAAACTTGTATTGCAAGTTATCTGCGGTGGAGTCGTTTATAATCTCTATAGCTCTAGACTTACGAGCCAGAGTAATCGTAACAGGCACTGTAGATACAGACCCTTCATTTATCTCTTGATTAGAATATGTTGTCTGACCCACAATTTTGTCCTCTGCCAAAGCGTTAATCGTTTTCTATAGGTTACAGGTAGTCCTCCTGTATCTTTGATTCGCGTTCCAATGTATCGTTGAATTTTCATAATGCGTCAGCCAGCATCTTGAATTTATTGTGAGGCTTCATAGTCGCCATGACCTGTTTAGGAACCTCCACACCCATTAGGGCGTATGTCTTTTGTATGAATGCCGCCTGTTTAGGCGAGGGTTCATAGTGCTCCCTTATTCGTCCACAAGGACATGTAATGACCTCAGCCTCACAATGGAGGCTAAGGTTCATCACGATCTTAATTTCCAGTGGTTGCCCACATGGACACTTACTCACTACGCGATGGTAATAGAAGCAGCGGTCTGAAAAGACCCGTGCACAACTGTGATGTCATCTATATCTTCAAAGTGTAGTGTGTCGCCCAACGCCTCTGCGCCATCTTCTAGGGTGAATGTAGTAGCGCCTGCGCAAGTTTGAATTGCGCCAGCCTCTTCTATAACACCCGATACAATTGCAGCAGGAAATGTGATTACATAGTCCGTGCTAAAAGCGGCGGTTACGATAAAGCGACACTCAAAGCCTGACTTATAGGCAGGCATAGTAATCGCAAAACCTGTTCCACCACCGAGGAAGAACGTCTTTCCCCAATCCTTATATGTAACTGTATATGCAGCAGTTAGGGCTTTGTGGGCTCCGTCCCCAATAGCTAGAGGGCCACTAAAGTGTGTTCCTTGATTTTCTAGTCCCATAATAATTCTCCTGTGTTATGGTTAATTATTATTAGGCTACGGTAAAGCTAGCACCAGAGGCTACGCCATCAACATACCAGTTAGTTCCATCGGAACAAACCGATACCCAATCGCCTAGCACATCAGTGGCAACTTCTATGTTAATAGTGGTTCCATTGGCAACAAGAACGACTAAACCAGCCTCTAACAGTGCGCCCTGTAATACGGCGGTAGCTGCTGTTATAACCCAGTCAGTTGTAATAGTTGCTTGTTTAACTATAAACTTATAGTGCACACCTCGTGCTGATGCTACTGCGGGTAGCGTTACTGCTGCACCCACCGATCCGTTCAAGAAAAACGTAGTACCAGATTCCTCAAGTGTGAGGGTCTGGGCTCCGGTAATGTCTTGTGTTGCTAATGAGCCTTTTAAGGCTCCATGTCCTTTTGCCATGATATTTTATTCCTCCCGTCTCCGGGGTCAACTCGCGTCTTTCAGCGATCTATGTTAAAAAGGCGGGTTAGGCGTGCTCCCCCGAAGGTTCCACACGCCGCCCCCCTACTACTTTACGCTCCCGGTGATCCGAAGATACCCCGAGGGTCTGTCCAACCAAACGAATAACGCTCAGATGCTTTATACTTCGCATTCTCAGTGTCAAAGTCGTTGTCGATACCAAAACCCATTGCTCTACGTTCGAACATCTTGACGCCGTTCTTGACGTTGGTTTTAATAAACCATGCGTCAGTATCGGTGAGGTAGTGGTTGACCACAACTGAAGTGAACTTACCCATTGACTTAATGGCGTTCAGATCGTTGTCAGCAGTTCCAACACGGCCTTCTGATCCCAGAATACGCTTGGCTTCAAATACCAAGTCTACAGGGATGATGAGCTTCTCAGGCATGACAGAGATTTTAAGGCCACGGTCATTGGTGAATTTCATCAGGTCGATACAGGCTTGCTCAAGTGAGGCTTCTGACAAGTCAGCAGCAACATCAAGTTCGTTAGCCCATGTACCACCACTAAAGTTAGTGTGGAGTTCTGAACACATTTCAAGGCCGTCGCCACCAAGGTAGCTACTGTTGAATGCGCGGTTGTAGACGTTTGCAGCAACAGTCTCTTTGGTTTGACGCATTGAGAAGGCTAGTGCCTCTGCTCTCCGCTTACCAACGATGTCGTACTGGTCGTCCTCATAAATCTCCCGAGTAACAATGAAACCCAGAGCATAAACGACATGCGCGTAACGCGTGACGTATGCTTGACTTTCTTCGTCATATGAGAGGGCTTGGCCTTCAGGCTTGACTTTCGCCAGACCGAAACCAGTTGTACCTACGTCTTCTTCGTAGGCGCGGCTTGAGCCTTCCTGTTCGAACAGGTCAGTCCATTCAACAGTGTGCTCATCATACTCACGACCGTACCATTTATTGATTCCCGGCCAGAGAGCTTTTGCAAAACTTGCACTATTAATAGGCATAATTTATTCTCCCTTATTAATTGATTTGGACAATGTAGCGAGTGTTAGCAAGCGTACTGTCGTTATCAGGTGAATCAACAATAGTAACTACGGTTACATCGGCATTTGCTTTGGTAGTCACTTCACAACTAGAAAAGCTTGTGGTCTGTGAGCCGTGTGCAGTAGCCGCAGTCGTAGTAACGTCAGCTTCAGCGCCGACGGTGAGGTCAAGGTCAGAAGCACTTTGAATTTCAAAGAGTGCATCTTCCTTTGGGATGACCCAAGCAAAACCAGCAGTTGCATTCGGGAGGTAACGAGTTTCCAAGTCATCTGCCTTGTACATACCAGTCGGGCCGTGGTCAATATTATCTATGCCCAGACCTACTGCTACTCCGTAGATGTCGTCGCCGGAGTCGGCAACAGTTACTACACCACCGATAGATACTTTAACCGGATCACCGATGTAAATATCTCCGTGGTTGCCTGTAGCATCTGATCGAGCAGCAACGGTAAGCTTACGAGCCATACCAGTAGCAGCCGCGCCAGATAGCGTCTGTGCAAATATAAAACCTCTTGGCTTATCAGGATTAGCCATATTAGTTCTCCATTTTTATATTAATGATTATGGGAGAACCTGAACACCGGGGCTAAGCTCGCTTGCGCGAAATCTTAACTTCTCCGTATTGTCCCTCGTTCTCCGCTCCATCGGGTCTTCCAGTCCCAATAATAGTTTGTTCCACTTCATCAATTGCATTAGCTTTGGCAGCTTGATCCTCGTCATACCACTCTTTCCTGATCTTCATCAAGTAAGAGAATATGCCTTCTCCTGAAGGGAATCTCACAATTGATCCGTGATCTTTTGACTTGTACACTGATTCCTCGCCTACGGATATTCCTCCGGGCAAGTCGTCTGTTCGTGCGTAAGTCCATCCTCCTCTCTCGAAACGCATCATACGCGCACCTCTCTCCATCTTATCTACGACGAAGCGGTACTCAAATGCTGGGTCTTTACCCAACACAGTCATGATATCCCTGATACCAGATACTGGAATCCTTGTGGGCTTGTTTCGTTTTTCATTCTGTCTATTATTGAAAGCCATTATATTGCTCCTATTGCCTTTAAATCATCAATATATTCGGTCAAAGTCATAACCTTAGTTTTAATGAATCGTTTAGCTACTTCCTGCTGCTCCTCATCGAGGTCTCGCATACCTAGCTTACGTCCTTTACCTTTGGTACGGTTTGAACTATTTGCTACATCATCAGCATCACTTTGGTTTACTGATGGGTTACCGTCAAATCTATGGGGTAACTCTTGCCTTATTTTTTCATCCATTTGCTCTAATAGCCGTGTTGCTGAGGTCTGGGGGTTCGCTTGTATGATCCCCTTTGCTATGCCATCAGCTACACTTTTAAGGAATGGGTCGTTTACATACCACTTATTATGTGGCTTTTGCAACCAGTCGATCACCTCCGGTGGTGTTGTATCCTTTATTTTAGGATTAACTTTGGGAGTTCTCTTGCGCGCTTGAGCCTTTAAGTCGTCAATCTCGTCATCGAGCCTGACTACCGACTCACCGTCGCCTTCGTCAATGGCTTCCACCTTAGCGTCTTGTAGCATTTTAAGAGCCTTCTTGTACTCTATTTCTGCCACATTCTTGTGGTGTTGTGCCATATCCTTTATAGCGGTATCCCGCTCAGCTATCTGATTCTTGAAGTTATTAAGGATGCTGGATTGTTCTGAGATACGTCCCATGAGTTGACCACGGTAATTAAACTCTGCCGCGTTCACCCATTCATCAGCTTCTCCTTTCCAGTCCTCTCGTGGACGCCAGCCGCTTTTGGAAGCCTTCTCCTCAGCAGGGGTCTGTTCTGCAGACTTGTTGTCGCCTGTTCCTTTGTTATCTTCAGCCATTCTTTGCCTCGATGACGCATAAAACGTCAGTATCATTCATTATAAGATATTCGGTATCGTCAGTGGGATCAACTACAAATCGACCTGAGTGCTTGCTGAAAAGGATACGATCCCCTTCTTTGCACCAAGGTGCCGCAAATGCTTCACCTTGCCACGCTGTATTTCCAACGCCTGCGACTCTACCTGTTTGTAGTGCCGCTCTCTCTACTCTCTCATCGGTATAGGCATATACTATACCACCTTTGGAGACCTTCTCTATCTCGTCTGGTTTTACCAGAATACGATAGCCTTTAACCTTCATCATACGTATCTTCCTCTTCAGTATAGGGATTCTTAATAACATCCGAGAGTTCTATGATGTAGGAAGCCTGTCCTTGTGCAAACTCATTACCAGCCTCATAAGTCATACAAGCCCAATTGGTCTTGTGTTCCTCTAGATCAATTTCTAGATGGAGGAATAACATTTTGGTTTCTCTCATAGCCAACCAATTTATATAATCCTCCTTACTTACTTGATCCCTCAACTCGTTTAGCTTGCTTGTCAGCCACTTCAATCTTGTGTCCATCGACTAATACCTTCAATCTCTTTGTTATATTCTCATAGTCCTTTTGCATGAGTTCTTTCTGTGCTACATACGTGGATTGTATTCCTTCAATCCCTGCTTGCTGAAGCTCCGCCATCTTAAGCTGTGTCTCTGTCTCTATTGCCAAGACCTCAGCTCTCGTCTTAAGAGCCATCAATTTAGTCTCCATACCATCTATCTGCTTTTGATGCTGTAGCTTAGCTATATCAAGTTGCTGATCTATGTCAGGTTGTGGAGGTGGTGCGTCCATGAGGGTAGGTATATCTTCGTGACCTTCTGCCTCAAGTACACGTTTAACTACTTCTGCTGTATTTAGACGGACTCCCCCTGCTACCTTCTGCAGTAGAGCCTGTCCTCTCGCTATTTTCTGCGCTTCTTGGATCATATCAGGCTCTGCTGTGGGTATCACAGTCATGTCATCAGCCTTGAAATCCGCCATTAAGAACTCTAATACTTCCTCAATATTGCTGTTATCTATAGCTTCTTGGGCATCTCTGCCATCCCTATCCAGCACATTCATATAACTAGCTGGGTCAGGATTCTCTCGTACCAAGTCATATATCTTCTGAAACTCCGAAGTCATAGACCTGTACAGGCGTTTATAGATACCATTGAATACCTTAAGACCCTGCTCCATCACTGCCTCTGTAGTAGAGTGCGGGGTGTTCTGCCCCGGAGTCTTGCCCACCATCTGGTCTTGTACGCTTGACAGGTCTTTAGCAGAGTCTATCAGCAATCCAAGCAACTGAAAGAGTACCGTAGACGGCTCTTTCGTGGGCATAGGGAATATGCTCTTTCTTAGGTCATCTCCCGAAGCATTAATCGTTTTCCACTCTTGGGGCTTAAACCTAAGAGCACCGCCCTTAATACGCAGCCCTCTTGATAAGAACCCACCACCTAACGTATTCATGTGCCCAGCATCAAGGAGTTGGTTCATTATGGTATTAACGGCCTCATTCAGAGGGCCAACCATTGTACCAAAGCCTATGCCATGTGTAGCACTCTCAGGGTCAGGTAGGAAGAAATAGTGTGTAAAGTACTCTTTTGGTGTTATTTCGACGATTTTAGAGCCAATTGTCTCTATACTCTCGCTTGTATAATTAGCCTTAATTCTGTATATTTTACCATCAGTTTCTCTGATTGTACAAATATACGGCTCTTTATAGCCATCATCGTCCAAATCCAGTAGAACATGTACTTCAAATAGCTCTTGCAGCGCGTCTTCATCAATAGTACCGGGGTTGCTTTTACCCTGTATTTTATCGTGTGTTTCGCTTCTGGTCTTGGGTAAATCAATCTTTGCTCCATCTTCTTCGTCTGGTAGTTCTCGATATAATCCTCTATTCTGCATAGAGACTATAGCGTTAGGTGTCTTCCAGATTCGATGGGACTTACGAGCATCCTTGACGCTCATAGCGTCGTAGTTTATAATCAAATCTCTGGGTAATACCAGCTCAGAGGCTGGTGACCCTGTTATTTCGCTGTGGTAGGTCTTTTTGTACAAAGACCCTATGATGGGTACAATGAATAGCAATCTATCCATGTCGTCCATCCAGTTGGGTATCACGTCAGTAATCTGGTGTGATAAGTAGGTCGAGACCCTAGATGCCCTAGCAGCCTTGATACCCTGAGGGTCTCTTCCTATGATTTTAGCCTTTACAGGCTTGGAGTTACCCAACAGTGAAGGGAATGCTCTTGCGTGAAATTGAATGGCTGCTGTAGCGACTAATGGGAATTTGATGTTAGCTGCGTCAGGCCAAGGGTAGCTTTTCGCTTCCATTACCTGAGTTACTAATTCCATCCAAGTGTCGTTTCTTTCCAACCAAGCACGCCGTGAGTTGATATCCACTTCTATCTGTGCTTTCATACGACTACCAAGCGCATTTAGCTCCTCATCACTAAGCTCCTCTGTGAGGTTTACTGATGTGTAGAAATTAGCTGGTAGATTATAATCTTCGTTTTGTGGCACTATTTCTTCCTTACTTTTTTGGGGGGTTTAACTTGAGTCTGTGTCCCATTCTTCCCTATTGTGTAGGTATAGAGATACCCGTGGCGTATGTTTGTATAGACTTTTCTACCAGTCTTAGGTTTTGGTTTTGTAGTCATATTAGTATCCTGTTATCTTAGATCGGCCTTCTGGCACCTCTTCACCGAACTCTTCATCATATTCAAATTGCGCTATATCTCCTGCTGTGTAAGCCGGAGCTATATAGGCTAGTCCTAAACCAATCCATGAGAACGCATCCACCTGATCCGCATATTTACCCCTATCAAAAGTAACCATCTCTCCGTACAGGGTGTCGTACCAGTCTGCTCTTTTATCGAATCTAACTCTACCAGACCTCATCCTTGTCTGTAGTGCCCTAGCCCTCTTTCTTTTATCCAAAGAAGGTGTCATTGTTTGTATGTTTATGAAGATGTTTCTATCAATCATAGCTTGCTGTATAGGAGCACCCAGCGACTTGGCTATGTTCTCGTCCTCCATAAAGACGATTTCTGGTCTATATCTTACCTGTAGACGAAACAGCTCATCCATGATCGCAAGCCCATCCCCACGGAACCTTGAAACATCGACGACGACGAGTTCTCCTTCTCGGTTAAGTCCTGCAACAAGCATAACAGTGTATGCACGTCCCTCTTTAGTTGAGATGGCGAGATCGACTCCGACATAGTATTCGAGGTATTCTTCGTAGTTGACCCACTCGAGGAAGTCTTCTTTCTTGAAGTATGCAGAAGATTCAT